ACACTAGGCGGTGGCGGAGGTTTGTCATCATCTAGTCCATCGCCAAGTCCAGTTGCACCAGCAACAACCGATGACGCTGCAGAAACAGATTCAGAACCAGTACCAATTGATGCAACTGAAACAAATTTAGAGAATACTGCCAAAAAATATGAAACTGATTTTAATAAATATTTTAAAAATTCTACACCTGAAGAAGCTGGCGCAAAATATGCTGCGACACTATTAAAATTATTAAAAGGAAAATCAACTTCAAAAAATAAACAATTTTTATCTGCATTCCTTGCAGCTGCAAGAAATAATGGAACAAATTTAAAATCAATAACACCAACTCCATCAGACGATTATACAGATAATAAATAGAAAAATATGGGAAAAAACAAGTTACAAAACATCAAAGCTATCGAAAAAATGCTCGATGGCACACACAAATTTCAAACCAAAAAAACAGTAGGATTCAGTGATACTGATGCAACACAAAAACGAAACGAACATCATGAAATTGGTGATACGTGGGAAACTGTCGACGCAAATGGAAATATAACCATTGTAGAGCAACACGATGGATTCCGAACACGTAAGCCAAAAAATTCAGAAGTATTAAGTGAAGTACGAGAAGAATTAAAAACATTTGCCAATTGTCCAAACGAAACATGCACGTGTGATCCAACATATCATCTCAACAAAAAAATGCGAGCAATACACGGAATGTGTTTTGACTGTGTTATTGACATGGAACATGAATTAAAAAAACAAGGTAAATTTGAAGAATATGCTCAAGAAAAAACTCGAGCTAATGCATTAGCATGGTTGCAAAAAGCCGAACAGGATGTTAATATGTTGCGGGAAGTATATACAGAAGCGTCTAAACTAGTAATTAATGGCAAAGGAGATACTGAGTCTTGGGCAGCACAAATGACTCCCGAAGAGTTTGAAGAAAAAGTTATAAACGGATTTGAAGAGTATAAACAAAACTTTTTAAATAAATTAGATACACACACAAATGGAGAAAAAAATGAAAATTTGGAACAAGATTAAAATGTATTGGTTTTGGATTGTTGGAGGTATAATTTCAGCTATAGCAATTATATCAGCATTTGGAGGATTATTCAAACGAAAAAAATCTGAAAAAATTCAAGAAAAAATTGATGATAACGAAAAAAAGATTGAACGAGTCAAAGGTAAAGAAGATCAATTAAAAACTCAAAAACATAAAGTTAAACAAGATTTGACTGATCTTAAAGAAACAGTCAAAAAAACTAAAACGGTAAAACGTAAACCCGGCCGTCCAAAAAAATCTGTAACAGACGCAAAAAAGAATATTGTTTCAAAAACTAAAAGAAAAAAATGAAACAATTAATTTTTGCAATATTATTTCCAATAACTGTATTCGGACAAACTGTATCTGATACTTGTTTCACAGAACAACAATTAATAAACATATCAGAAACATTAAATGAACTGTATTATCAAGACTCAGTTAACAATGCATTAATATATCAACAAGATGCAGTTATACAAAAACAAGATGAGTTATTGCAATTGGATTCATTACATTTACAATTCAAACAACAACAAGTTGATCTGCTTGAAGAAAACATAAATCTATATGTTAAACAACAAAAACATTTACAACCTAAATGGTATAATCATAAATTTATATGGTTTAGTGCCGGAATATTAACTACAGTATTAACAGGTAAATTTATAGTAGAGGTAATACAATAATGGCAAATCCAAGTATAAAAGAAATCATTCAACAGCAATATCAAATGTGTGCTGCCGATCCAATTTTCTTTATGCGACAATATTGTTATATACAACATCCTAAGCGAGGCAAAATAAAATTTAATTTATATGACTTTCAAGAGGATTCATTATCACAACTCAGAGACAACAGATACAGTGTTATATTGAAGTCTAGACAGTTAGGTATATCAACATTAGCAGCAGGATTTGCTTTATGGAGCATGTTGTTTAACGAAGACTTTAACGTGTTAGTTATTGCAACTACACAAGAAGTAGCAAAGAACCTGGTAACTAAAGTTCGAGTAATGCATGACAATTTACCAAGTTGGTTGAAAGGTACTATAGAAGCAGACAACAAATTATCTTTAAAATTTAAAAATGGTTCTCAAATTAAAGCAGTATCAAGTGCAGGTACAGGAGCACGTTCGGAAGCATTATCCTTATTAATAATAGATGAAGCCGCTTTTATCAGAAACATTGAAGAGATATGGATAGCATCACAAGCAACACTATCAACTGGTGGTGGCGCTGTAGTTTTATCTACTCCAAATGGTGTCGGTAATTGGTTTCATAAAACTTGGGTAGATGGAGAGACTAATGCTCAAACCCAATGGCACAACATTAAATTGCATTGGACAGTTCATCCAGATCGAGATCAAATATGGCGTAATGAACAAACACAATTATTAGGTGAACGTGGTGCTGCTCAAGAATGTGATTGTGATTTTGTTAGTTCAGGTCACACTGTAGTTGATGGTAAAATACTTTTATCATATGAAGAAAAATGCTGTGAGCCAATTGAAAAGCGTGGATTTGACAATGGATATTGGGTATGGGAATATCCTGACTATTCAAAAGACTATGTGGTAGTAGCTGACGTTGCTCGGGGCGATGCGGCAGACTGGTCTACATTTCACGTTCTAGATGTCGAAACAGTAACACAAGTTGCTGAATATAAAGGCAAGATACCACCTAAAGATTTTGGTAACATGTTAGTAACAGTTGCAACAGAATGGAACAATGCTTTACTTGCAATTGAAAATGCAAATATAGGGTGGGCAGCAATTCAACCAGCATTAGACAGAAACTATGAAAATTTATTTTATACATATAAAGACGATGGATATGTAGATGTAGACGTTCAACTTCAAAAGGGATATGACATGAAAGACAAGTCAAAAATGGTTCCCGGAGTGTCGACAACAAGCAGAACTCGTCCATTAATGATATCTGCATTAGAAATGTATATGCGAGAAAACACACCGGTTATACGCAGTAAACGACTCATACAAGAGCTATTTGTATTTATATGGTTAAATGGCAAAGCACAAAGTCAAGTAGGTTACAATGATGATTTAGTAATGGCTTTTTGTATAGGATTATGGCTCAGAGATACTTCTTTAAAATTAAGACAACATGGAATTGATTTAAACAAGCGAGCATTATCGCAATTTCAGAAATCCGACAATGTTATATACACTGCAAATAACAGACCCAAAGATTCAGGGTGGGATTGGCACAATGGCAAAGATGGCGAAGATTTAACCTGGTTAATATAAAAATTGCTTGGATCTTTAATTAGTTATATTTATAATAAAAGAAATACATTATGGCGTCGTTAAGAAAACGTTTAAGAAATTTGTTTCGTACCAATGTTATAGTACGAGCAGTTGGAAAAGATAAGCTCCGAGTAGTTGATACTAATCGATTACAGAACGGCGGAAACTTAGCTCATACTAAATTAGCCGACAGATATACCAGGCTTCATGGTTCAACTAAACACAAAGTTGGAGGGCTACATGGTGGGTATGACTCTAATTACTATATGCACCAAAATCGTATACAATTGTATACTGATTATGAAATGATGGACCGCGATCCAATTATTCATTCTGCATTAGATATATATTCTGATGAATCTACATTGGAAGACCAATTCGGAGATATATTGACTATCAAGACCAATGATAGTAAGCTGCAAAAAGTACTTTACAACTTGTTTTACGACATATTAAACATTGACTTTAATATGTGGTCATGGATTAGAAACGTAACAAAGTATGGAGATTTCTTCTTAAAACTAGATATTGCAGACGAGATTGGAATAATAAATGCACATCCACTTTCTACTTATGAAATTGAACGTTATGAAGAATATGATAGTGAAACTGGCGAATATGATATAAAGTTTAAACATATATCAACCGCAGAAGAATGGTATGATACTTTCGAAATTGCCCATTTCCGACTGCTATCAGATTCTAACTTTTTACCATATGGCCGTTCCATGTTAGAAGGAGCAAGACAAGAGTTTCAAAAACTAACCATGCTTGAAGATGCAATGCTCATACACAGAATAATGAGAGCACCAGAGAAGCGTATATTCAAGATAGACATAGGTAACATACCACCTAATGAAGTAGACACATTCATGGAACAAATTATCAACAAGATGAAAAAAATTCCACACGTCGATCAAAAAACAGGTAATTACAATTTGAAATTCAATCTCAATAACATGATTGAAGACTTCTTTTTACCGGTTAGGGGAGGCAATTCACAAACGCAAATAGACACACTACCAGGAATGACATGGACTGGTACTGAAGATATTGAGTATGTGAAAAACAAGATGATGGCTGCTCTCAAGATACCAAAGCCTTTCCTAGGTTTTGATGAAGGTGTTGAAGGTAAAACTACATTAGCATCAATGGATATGCGATTCGCCCGAACAATAGAACGCATACAAAAAATTATTGTTTCTGAACTATATAAAATTGGTATAGTGCATCTTGCATCGCAAGGATATGAAGGCGAAGATCTGGTTAATTTTGACTTGTCACTAACATCACCATCCATCATATATGATCAACAAAAAGTTGCATTGATGAACGAAAAAATAAATCTTGCTAACACAATGAAAGACAGCAAGTTGGTATCAGATAAATACATATATGAATTCATATTCAACATGTCCGAAGAACAATGGCTGCAAGAAAGAACCAATGTTATAGAAGACTTGAAACTTCGTTTCCGACAAAATCAAATTGAACAAGAAGGAAATGATCCTACAATAACTGGAGCATCTTATGGCACTCCACACGACTTAGCATCAATGCATATGAGCTCTGATGAAGTTGAAGATAAAGACGTAGGAGGTCGACCATATGAAGGAATCAAGTCGGGACAACATCAAAATGAAATGGGATGGGATCCGCTTGGTAACAAAACAATTAAACAGGCATTTGACCCAGAAAATCAAAAAACTGCATTTCAACCAGATGTTCGACAAAGAAAAATGTCAATGACGTCTGAAAGTAAAAGCGTTATCAATTATTTTAAGAAGAAAAAAGGATCAAAAATCATAACAGAGACACTTAAATCATCTAGTAATGACGAAGATTCAGGAACAATGTTAGATGAGAACAATATTTTATAGATTCGTACATATTTATAAATAAAAGAAAACTACTGGCTTCAGTATGAAAAAACTAAAACATTCAAAATACAAGAACACCGGCATTTTATTTGAAATGCTAGTTCGCAAGTTAACGTCTGAAACAATGACGTCAGACAAATCAGTAACTATAGACATTATTAAAAAGTATTTTGGCAAAAACACTGAGTTAGCCAAAGAGCTCCAATTGTATAATGGATTATTGAAAGAACAACATAAAACAGAAGCACGTGCTTTAGATTATATTAATACTATCAAACATACACATTCAAAAATAAATCAGAGTGTATTAAAAAGACAGAAATATAATTTAGTCAAAGAAATATCAGAACAATTTGTTTTTGAAGACTTGGCTAAGATGCATATCAATAATTACAAAGAATTGGCATCCATATACTTGTTGTTTGAATACAAAGAAACAGACAACCCAAAACGCTTGATGCAATGTAAAAATGTTATTGTTGAAAACACATTGCCAAAAGCAAATTCGAAACCTAAACAAGACACATTGTTAGAAACATTTTCGAAACAAGAAAAAACCGATCGTTTATTAACATATAAAATAATGATAGACAAATTCAATGACAAGTATTCGGTATTATCTGAATCACAAAAACAATTGTTGAATCAATATATTACCAATGTCAATGATTCAGAATCACTAAAACAATATGTTAGCAAAGTTATACCAACATTGAAAAAGAGATTATCGGAACATGCAAATCGCATCAACGAAAAGGTAACTAAAATTAAAGTACAACGGCTTTCTGAAATGCTATGCAATGTAGAAACAATGAAACATTTAAATGAATCTAATATAGTTTCTTTAATGCGTTACATGGACTTGATAGATGAATTAAATGGAGTGCACAAATGAAATCATTTTTGAAACAAATAGACGAAAGCTTTAAAGCTCTTACTGAAAAAGATTGGGACGGTGATGGCAACCAAGAATCTGATTCAGACGAGTATAGAGGTGTAAAAGATAATGCTATTAAAAAAGCCATGAGTAAAACTTCAAAAGCTGCTATGCAAAGTGCCGCTGGTAAAAATCGAGATGATTGGGAATATAAAACTTGTGAAAAATGTTCTGGAAAATTAACGTCACATATAAAAGACGAATGTCAACGATGTGCTAAAAACGAAGCAGTAGATGCAAAATCCGATTTAAATGATGATGGAGAATTGTCTAGTTGGGAACAAGCACGCGGAGAAGCAATAGACGCAGCAATGGATAAAGAAGTAGACGAAGCTTCCACATCAGCTGGAGCTGGTGCATATATGACGAAGAATTTTGTTGCTAAACGAAAACAAACAAATCCTAACCTTAACCAAAGCACAGGATATACTGATGCTCCTAAAACAAAACTTCATACGGAATATGATTATGTACAGGAAGCCATGGATACTAAATATGAACAACTTATAGAAGGATATCGAGATTTTGCTTTAGGCAAAAAAAATTCTAGTCCTTCTAAAACTGTTAATGCGTCTATTAGAGAAGTAGCTAAAAAACTAAAAGAAATTGAAGAGACTGTTAAATATACTGGCAGATTAAAAACTGAGTCTGGAATATCACATTCTGGCTTTAGTAGCGGAACACATAATGCTTTAAGAAAAATATCAGAGCGATTAATTAAAATATCAGAGCGAGTTAGATCATTAGGAGAGTAAGATGTCAAAACCATTATTAGTAGAATACATGCAATTTAATCCAATTGGGTCACTCAATGAGTCAAATGGTGCTAAATATGGAATCCCAGGAGGATTTGTAGTTCAAGGTATATTGCAACGTTCAGGTGCAAAAAACCAAAATGGTAGAGTCTATCCTAAAAATATATTAATGCGAGAATGTCAGAGATATCAGAAAGAATATATAGATCAAAACAGAGCTCTAGGTGAATTAGATCATCCAGAGTCAAGTGTTGTCAATTTAAACAACGTGTCTCACAATGTTTTAAAAATATGGTGGGAAGGCGACGATTTAAAAGGCGTAGTTCAAGTATTAGATACACCATCTGGAAAAATATTAAAGTCATTGTTTAAAGAAGGTATTACGTTGGGTATTTCTAGTAGAGGCCTCGGTAGCGTAAAAGAACTTAGAAATGAAGGCATTGTAGAAGTACAAGACGATTTTGAATTGATTTGTTGGGATTTTGTTAGTAACCCGTCGACGCAAGGTGCATTCATGGGAATGATGAAAGAGTCAGTCGAAAAAAATAAAACAAATAAATATAAAAAAGTAAACGACATAATCACATCAATACTATGTGAAGATGGTAAATGTAGGATATAACATGAAATTTGAATCTAAAAATTTAAACGCTATACGAGATATATTGTATGAGCAACATTTGAAAAAAGAAACGGTATTCGGTGAGCAACCGGCTGCATTAACAGAAGAAGAAAAACAAGAATTTTCAGAAGCTATATCTAGATATGAAGAAACAGTTGATGCGATGGTAACTAAAAGAAATCTAGAAAAAATGGTTAACGGTGTTAGCAAAATGGTTGAGACTGCGGAACGTATGATTGGTGAATCGCAAAATGAAATGTTAGAGAAAGTAGCGGAAAAGCGCAGACTGAATTATGTAACAGCCGCAGTTAATGAGCTAAAAAAAGCTGCAACAGAAGTTGTTATTAATGAACGTAAAATGGAAGCTGCACTAAATGATATTGGCGAAGGATTAAATAAATACTTTTAATTTGGATAATTGAATATATATTTATATAATATAAAAGAATGATAATGAGTAAGTTTAAAAAATTGTATCGAGACTTTTTTGGGTTGAATGAAATTTCTTCTGCAGAAGCAAAAGAATTAAATACAATACTTCCAGATTTAACGCAAAATATGAAAGATTTCAAAGACGCAGCAAAATTAGAAGTGAACGGCAGTTATAACCCATCATTAGACGAAGCTCAATTAACTAACAACATTACAGACTATAATGGTCATGTTATGTATCGATTGCGAGATCCACAAGAAGCTGCCGCAGTTGCTAAAGATTTGCAACGTTGGACTACTAAAAAAGGCTTTACTATTATCAAACACGAACGTTCTCGATCTGGATTAACAGGATACTTTTATTTTCGTTTAGGAGAAGATCCAGGCAGCGAATCACAAAAGATTCAAGGATATTTTTCACAAATGCCAGAACTAGTTAAATTTGCATTTCAAGCACCAAGAAGCAAAAAGAAACCACCTGCAAGAAGAATGCCACCTAAAAGAAAAATTTAAAACAAGTTATATGAGTAAAAAACAAAAACATCACAAAAGCATCGTACCAGGTGCACCTACGGCAATAGCAGTTGTAGATCGAGACATATCATTTGCATTGAGATCATTTAAACGAAAAATGAAACAACTAGGCGTATTAGACGCAGTTAAAGAAAATAGAACATTTTCAAAACCTAGTGTAAAGCGTAGAGCTCAATTAATTAATGCAAAATATATGCAGAAAATCCGAGATATACATCAATACGATTAAATATTTAAAGTTTTTTTACAAGTCCTAGCAGAAATGTTAGGACTTTTTTACTGTTTTCTAAGTAGCGGTATATTTATATTGGAAATACGCTATCCCTATATAGTGTCTATTAAATAAAATAATTCTATTAAGATTTAAAATAATCTTATTTCCAAAAAACAAATTTAAGGAGAAAACAAATGGCAA